TCTTATTATGTGCTTCAATATTTGATTCTGTTATTTGCTTAACAGTTTCCTTCTTTGTTGATTTCTTTCGCTTCTTACCATTCTCTGTAATCAAAGGTTTCTTTCTTCTCCTTGATTCCATCTTTGGCTGTTCGTTATCATTTCCAGAAGGTTCACCACCCATATCAGGTGCATTTCCACCACCATTCATATCTTCTGTTGGTTCCTGTGCTTCCATTCCTGGCTCTGTCATTCCTTCATCACCTCCAGGCGCTCCCATCATGTCAAGACCTCCACCGAAGTCTCCACCGCCACCTCCAGGGAATCCACCTCCACCAGGGCCTCCATCACCAGGACCACCACCTTGTGCCTCTTGATATTCAGCTCCAGGTTCTCCATATATTCTATCTGTCATATCGAAGATACCAGTTCTCTTAATGATTTGAGATGTGTTCTCCAATTCAGCGGCCAATGCCTTTTCAAGTCTTATCTCTTCAAGATTCTCCTTAATATCCTTATCAGACCACTTTAATATCTCCTTCTGTGCTCTCTGTAATGACATAACAGGAATGCCGTTTCCTGGGTCACTTACCGCATCTCTAACAGCTGATAATTGCTTTTGAATATTCTCGATTTCCAATTGCTCAGCCTGAGTGGAAGGATTATTCATGGTTAAATTGAAGTTGGTTAAATCCTCTTCAAATCCCAATAAATATAAGTGAATGGTTGCAATCTTTGTTAATTCCATCAAGAACGCCTGTTGGTATCTATTAACCGTTCTTGCAAATCTTACATCCTGCAAGGCAAGATTCTTACCATCTCCTGTTGCTTCCTCAAAATTCAAGAATGATTGCGGTATTCTTAATGCGGCGCAAAGTTTCTTTTGAATATACTTAATATCATCAATGGCATCCAAATTCTTTGCTCCAGACAATGTTTCAATGGGCGATGCAGCGCCTTCTGTTCTTGTAGGGATGAAATAATCATCCGTGGCACATAAGATATTCTTTCTTAAATCCAATTGTCCTGTCATTGGGTCCACAATGGGCGTTCTCTTAAATTGGTCTGCAATCTTATCAATATAAGGGCCAATATCTTCATCATCCAATCCACCGACATATATCTTATATATTCTTCTTTCCATTGACCTTTCAAGACGATATATAAGCATCATATCTTCCATCAATGCAAGCATTCTAAAATGTCTTCTACCTGCCGCTAAGCAACTAACACCATAAGGCAAATACATTGAATTATGAAGCAATCTAAAGTGTGCTACTTGCCAATTTCTAAATGGCACCAAATCCCCTCCTAATTCATTTTGCCATAAGAATTGTGTGGATAAATCATTATGAGCAACATCAGTTGTATTGGTTGCAATGGAACCGCCGCCATAAGGATTGATAATTCCATTTTCAATTCTCTGTACTTCTCCTACAGGTAATTGTCTCCACCCCTTAACACCCAGATTCTTATCAATATCAAGCAACATGAATTGATTTCCATATTTGCACATGGCTCTAATAACCATCTGTGCTGTTACTTGTAAGTTTAATCTATTTACAAATAAGTCCTCCAATATGGATTTAATTCTATCTGATTTGGATGATACATTAACAACCATTCCTTGACGTGAACCCGTTGTGACAACACATTCTTCTGATATTAAATCCAACGCAGCGCCAATCTCAGGGTATGAATCCATGAGGTCAGCATCCATGTACATTAACTTAACATTGGATAATCCATTAAATGCACTAATAGATAGATTCTGATTAACCTTTTTCCATCTATTTTCAAGGTATTTATTCTGTTGAAGCTCTAACTTCTTTTGTTTATATTCCTCTGGGTCAGTGGTCTTAAATACAACCTCGTCTTTAGGTTTCTCTGTATGTAAGTCAGCTATCCCATTAGATACACTCCAAGCTCCATTGAATACCTTTGACATATCTTGGAATGTTGTAAGTATTTTATTCGCCATTTTTGATAATTAAAAATGAAATATCTAATCTCTTTCTTATATTATAATATATAAATATTTCCTTATAAATATTCAAGTGAAATAAGAGATAGATTTATTTATATCCAGCTCTTAACCATAGATAAGGACCAAATCTTCCATCACTCATTTCTTTCACTGTTCCAACATGTCTTGAACTATAAAATGGCAATGATGTTGCCTTGGAAACAATGGGTTCTCCTTCCTTTATTGTATTCTCTTTTGGCCTATATCCACCACCTCTCATATATGCATTAAGTATGGCTGCATCTCTTGACTTGGTTGCTTCCAATTTTTGAAATGAGAATTTATATATAAACAATGCCATGGCAATGCAGGTAATATTATCATCATGACTTCCTGCCATATGGTCCATTCTACCATCTTCTCCCTTAAATATCCATGTATCCAATTCATTGCACAATCTAACTGAATGTACAGTAAATGAACCATCAGATATCATATTTGCACAGTTTCTTAATAATGAAAATCTATTTCCTTGAAAGTGAAAACCTGGCATTCTCTCAGCAAAATTCTCATTGGATTTATTGGTAATCTTCATGTATTGTTTCATGACATTATCATCGTAATACAGATTCTTATATCCCCAATAATTCATCAATCTTAACAAACATGCATCACCAGTGCCACCAGTGGCATCAACAACAATATAGGCGTTGTTATATAATGTTCCATATTTATATAACATATCTCCCAATTTATCTCCCAAGACTCTACCATTGTATTCCATGATTTGTTCCAAATATGGCATTCCATATTCATCCTTTCCGTCAGCATCAATGACTTGTATGGATGTTCTATCTTCACTACTACCCATTGAAACATCACAAGCTAATATATATCTATGGCCTTCAATCGGAGCTTTCCAAAACCATGTTAAATCTTCTGTCTTATCTCCATAATCCGATAATGGGTCTTTTACATCTCGCAATCTTATTCTTTCAATAATTTCCGCTGGAACAACATTATCTGATGAACCTAAGAATGATACATCCAACTCCTGAGCAATACGCATGGAATCGTTATTCATGGATTGACACATCTTTTCATACCATGGAGATGTTGGTTTCCATCCACTACGTTCTAATTCTCTCCACTTATCAGGTTCATAATGAATATTACCTTTTTCATCAATGGTTTCTTCTACCTTCCATTCTAATTCGCCTGTATTATCATTTTTCTTATACCATTTAAGAAAACGATTATAACGCAAATCTTGATACCATTTAAACTCTACAACTTTAAAACCATTTCTGTTTTCTTGCGCTTGTTTATATGTCTGATAATATAATTGGTCTTTGCCATTAGGCGTAGATACCATAATTACTTTAGCATTCTTAACAGCGGATGTTGTAGCAATACAGTTTGCAAACATAGCAGGCCCATTATCAAGGAAGGCGCTTTCATCGAGGGCTAAGATGGACACACTGCTAATCCCTCTTGCAGAATTAGGGCCACTTGCTCTAGCATATACCTTACACCCATTGAATAGTTCTAAGTATGCTTGTGACTTTTTTAAAAAAACGTCTTTCTTATTTTTCTCTGAATTCTCATCTGGTGAATAATATTCGTCTCCCCACATCCACCTTGGAACCTGTTCAAGAAAATTTTTGATTTTTGTTACTAGTTCTATCGCTTGCTCTTTTTTATTTGCAACGCATAGAATTGTTTGTGGAGAATCTTTTTTTGTAAATACGATTTCTCCAGATATATATGCTGATGTCGTTGTTGAAATTCCTGATTGTCTGTGTTTAATGGCAATAACTTTATTAAAATCTGGTATAGCTTGTAAGAATACTTTTTGTCTTGGAAATAATTTAAAAGGAACATCTCTACCTTCAGTTCCGTCAAATGTTTTTAAATAATGCTCTATGAAATAAGCTCTACTTGCATCAGAATAACATTTAATATATTCTTGGGCCATATCTTGTTGGTCAATCATAAAAAATATCTCCTACTTATATTTCTATAAATAGGAGATATTTCAATTTTTATTAAATCTGTTGATTACTTTTCAACGCTTAAAACATACTTATAATAACCACAGTTCCATATCTTATTAGGGCCTTGCAATGCTTTGATTGTTGAACCAGCTCTTTCTTTCAAAAGTTTCTTATATTCGTATGAGGTTAGTCTTTGACCTCTGAAAGCATAGAGATATTCAGGCTTTGTTGTTTCAACAAGAGAGAAATCTAAATCTTGAAATAATGATTCATCACACGTTGCCCACATTCTATCGATAAAGATTCTTAGTTCGTTGATTTCTTTTTTATGATTATCAATAAACATTTGAATTATACCATTAGCGATAGAATTTTCATTCATTTCAGTTTTAGTTGAATATCGTGTTATATTCCATACACCATCTTTATCTTTTAATAAAGACATTACAACAACAAGCTCATCTGTTTTTGAATCATAACCGCCATAACATAAGCTTGACATTGTGTATGGTTCAACATCATATCTATTGATGAAACATTTTGCATCTTCCTTTGATATTTCTTTTACATAGAAATTCTCTATTGAAGACTTCAAATCGTTAATCGTATTGAATGTTCTTAACAACTTAGAATACACAGCTTCTTTATTGTTAAGATATTCATCCTCGCATATTTGAATAAGCTCAAAACCATTTTCATTCATTCTTTCAAGCTTATCCAAATGATATTTTTTTGTCTTGCCATACTTTTCGGAATGCCAATAGATACCATTGTATTCAATACCTAATCCGTAGGATTCAATCAATATATCAATCTCTCTATTTCTAAGAATGCTTCTATCTTTTGTTTTAATTAAATCTTTATCAATTTTACTTGTGATAAAATCAAATATTTCTTTCTCCATTTTTGAGTTATTGCCACAAGCACAAGATAAACATCCAGCTCCATTATAATGGTGATAAGGAGTTTGCATAAATGGGCCATGCTCAGGGCATATAATCTCAATAGGCAAATCCACTTTCATTATTCCATCTGTGGGCATGTTGTAAATATATTTATTTCCATGGACTATTCTTGAACGTCGAACAAATTCTTCAAATGTCAAACGCTCAACACCAGCGCATTTATTACAGCCATGTTTAGTATTAAGCAATTGGCTAACTGTTGTCATAAATTCTCCATGAATTGAACAGCAAGCTTTTATTGGAGTTTTTTCATTTACATAATTTTCATTTAGCCCAACAGATATCTTGTCTCCATACTTTTCTTTAATTTCTTTTTGTACATCTTCAATTGATGTTCTCATTGAATATCCTCTAATGGCTAAACTACATTTATGGCAACCATATTTGTTATTTAAGTGAGAATATGGTGTTTGCCAAAATTCACCATGCTCAGGGCAGATGATACACACTTTAGTTTCGTTGTTTACATATTCAACTTTACTATAGTCATACTTGTCTCCATGTACTTCTTTTGCCATTTTGATAAATTGTTCAGTGCCACATCTCCTTTTATTTGCTGTTCTTTCAATGCCACAATTGTTGCATCTTTTCCCACTTAAATAATTCCCTGGTGTAATTTCATATATACCATGAATGGGGCAAATAAGTTTAATATGTTTGTTGATACTTTGATAATCAACAAGACTAAAATCATCTGCATCGCCATGAACTTCTTTTGCTTTTGCGATGAATATTTCTGTTGTATATTTTACGTTTCCAGAGCACAAAGGGCATCCTGAGCCTGTTAAATGGCCATTTGGCCTTTGTTCAAAATCACCATGAATAGGACATGTAATAATTACCTTTTGGTTTGACTTTACATATACAGTTTTAGAATAATCATACTTGTCACCATGCTTCTTTCGTGCTTTTTCAATGAATTTATTTGTATCCATATTCTTTGAGTAGTCACGATTTTGATAAGTACAAGTTTTACATCTTTTTCCTGAAAGATAATCACTTGCTTTTATTTCATAATCTCCATGTATTTTACAAGTAACAATTATCTTGTTTTTATGCCCAGTATAAATTGATTTTGAATAATCATCTAAATCACCATTCATCTCTTTGCCTCTACGAATAAATTCTTCTGTAGTGATTTTGATTGGATTTCTACTTTCAACCTTATACATACATTTCTTGCAGTTCTTTCCATATAAATGACTACTAGGCGTTTGCTGAAATTCACCGTGAATAGGGCAAATAATTGTTACCTTCTTATCACTTCTTTCATAAACAACCTTGGAATAGTCATATTTATCACCATGGACTTGTCTGGCCCGTTCAATGAAGTTACGAGTCTTTTCATTCACTATGATAGGTTGTTCTTCCTTATCAATTGATTCACTGTTAGAATCATTCCCTAATTGAATAGGATTACACTCAGAGCAATCACAGAATAAAGATAATCCTGCTCCATGTTTCCTATATTTTTCCTGATTTCCTTCCATATAATCCATATTATTTATATCGAAATGTGATGCAAAGATAAGTCTATATTCTATATAAACAAATAATGAGAAACTTATTTATGAATTATTAAGCTTCTCATTATTATATTTAACAATTGTTAGTTTTATCTTTCATTAGGAAATCCTATTCCATACCTATCGTACTTATCATATTGTTCCTTTCCCATGAATTGTCTAAATTGTTTTGGCCACATATAGCTCAATAAAGTATCCATATTACCATATTTAATGCAATCTTTTATTCCATCAATGTTATCTTGTATTTCTTGTTCTTCAGAATAATTTTGGTTTGCTTTTCTTCTTTGAACCATCTTTGGATATAATCTTTCTTCACGTCTTAATATACGTAAAGCGAAGTCTTCAATGGTTGTAAAGTCTTCATTAGGCAAATATGCTTTCTCATTTTTGAATTGTCCTCTATAGCTATCTCCATCTCTTAATTGATAGTTATCATTGCCATATATCTTCAAGAATTGTTGCCTTGACATGGGTGTATATTGCTTTTCAGTTGCTACATACCCATTTTCATGTTTATATTTCTTAACCCAGAATCTCTTAATCATATTTGGATTTAAATCGCCGATAAACAATGCTTGATGTTCTGAATTATTAAATATGTTATCTGCCATTGCAGGATTGTCAGACTTGCTTATATAATCATATTTTGATTTTCTTGCTTCGTCATTATAGGCTTGTTTTTGTTTATCTCTTTCTTCTCTACTACCAAATGACATTGGATTAGAACCTTGTCCGAAGAATGTATTTGAATTATTCCACACAGGAGTGTCTAAATCATTTGAATTTGCTGTAAATTCAATAATAACGGCTGCTTTATGATTATCACCACCATTGAAAGGAGAAGCGAAATATTTTGCTTTAAGAAAATCAGTTGTAACAAATAAACCAACAGGGTTCATGCCCTGCTCGTAGGAATAGGTTCTTGGTCTCCATTCTTTTCCTGATACACCTTTTATAGCGATTTCAACGGCAGTTCTTAAATTTGTTCCATGAAATACTCTAATTCTTTCATTATTCTTAATTGGTTCTTGATTGTATTCACTCCAATTATCTAATGATTTATGAACACCACCATCAGGTTGTTCAAATCTTGTATCTATATATCTTACTTCGTTTAATGCTTCATGAATTGATTCATTGATTAAACGAATAAGACTATTTTCTGTTATTAGTTGTTCCATCTTTTTCTCCATTCATAATTCTTTTTAGAATATTCATATTGAGCATCGTTTGCTTCTCTCATTGTATCAAACCACTCATCTGATATTAGCTTATAGTCTTTATCCAAGTAATTGTATTTGTTATTTAAGCTAATAAAATAATAATCACCACGATTGTCTATAAAATCAAACCAAGTATCATATAAGAAGTTACCGTTTGTATCTAATATGTTATACTTTCCATCTAATTTCACAACTGCTCCATAATTACGAAAATTAGATGTTGATTCAAACCATACTTTAGATAATAGTTTTCCATTCATGTTAATGAAATTGAATCCATTTTCGTTTTCTACTTGCATAATTCCGCATCGTGGGTCTGATATATTATAATACCATTCATTGCAAAGTAATTGATTATCTGTGTTTATAAGATTCCAATCCTCTCCATCAAATACCTTATAAACATTATCTGATATATCATCTAAGTAATCATGAAATTCATTGAATACAAGTGTTCCATCCGTTCTTATGACATTTTCTTTATCATCTTCTTTTACCTTTGCCAACCCATTTATGAAGCAATAATCAACTTCATCAAACCATTTTTCAGATAAAAATTTACCATCAGTTGCAATAAAGTTTTCTTGATAATCTTTTCTAACTCTAGCGAATCCTTCATTAAAGTCATCAACTGAATTAAACCACATTGGAGATAATAATTTATTATCAATACTTACGAAATTGTATCCATAATCTTCTCTATGGATTATAGCAAATCCATCGTGGAATTTACCACTATTAAGAACTTCTTCCTTTGTTCTTGGCTTAAATGTGTCATAGAAATTAGCGCCAATCAAATTAGATAATTCTTGCGGATTCATTATATGATTTACATCACGTGTTCCATCAATACCTTTATTCCATCTGCAAGTAATTGTATTAGAACTGCCATCAAAGTTTACAGAAACAGCAATCATTGACAATCCATATTCATCCAAAGGATGATTTTCGGCTTTTTCTTTTTTAACATTTTCAAATCCATTTTTCAAACAAAAATAAAATACACCCAATCCATCACTTGTATAACTATCATACATTTCTTGGCTTGTTGTAATGCACCATTCAACATATTCGCCATATTTAGAAGCTTCTTCAGTAGAATTAATCTTTACAATCGTATAATCATTATTTCTATTGAATGCTTGATTCGATAATTCATCTTTCTGTCTTTGTAATTCTTGTGATACAAATTCTTTGAATTGATTTATAAAATCATCACAAGATAAACCATTTAAGTCTTGATTCAAATTATTTGCATATTCACTATTACCAACGATTTCTAATGTCTGATTAAGATTGCCTTTATTCATGCTATCTATTTCATTATCAATCATCATTCTTGAAACAGCCAATAGGAATTTGCATTTGTTTACTCTGGCTCCGTCAATCTTTGCTTTAATAAATCCTATATAATTCATAGCTTGCTCTTCATTATAACCTAGCTTTTGTATTATATAGTCCTTTGCCGCATTAACGTTTTTATTTAATACACCTTCTGTAATAATTGATTCTTCAATAACATCATTATCATAACTTGAATCATATTCATCATCGGCAAGCATGGCTCTTTCAATATTGAATCTCTGAATATCCTTTTTGAATGTATTATATTCTTCATCGTATAATACTTCATCAATAATATTAGATATATATTCTTTTCCCTTGTTTGTCTTTGCAAATATGTTCTGTAATATATTATTGAATTCATTTAATTTCAATTGAACAATGGATGAAAATATATATGGATATATATTTGAACGTATTTTCTTTAATTGTGTATTTTCAATAAGTTCCCAAAGAGGCACACCAATTCTTAAATCCCATGCTTCTGCCATAATAAAGTCAGCATGCCTTATAATATATATTGCTTTCTTTGTATCACTCGGTAAGCCATGGGAAGCAAATAATTCAAAGAATCCTCTAAATGTTTCTTGAAGTAATAATGGATAACATAATCCTTGTGCTGAAATCACAGTCTTTTCATCTTCTTTTCCTAAATGTGTTTCAACATAAGCGCCTAACATGGGATTATCATCTGTTATCTTCTCTTTCTTATTAAATAATAAGAAATCATTCAATGCTATCAATTCTGTGTATAATGTTGGCAATTCTTTTGACCATTCGTATAATTGTTCATTATCAAAATAATCAAGCATTAAAAGGTAAGATACACCTTGTACCAATGAATTGGTTAATCGTCTTTTTAGTATAATATCATTTGCGATTGATAATTCTTCTACATCATCAAATGTATATGAAGGTTCCTTTTCATCATATTCAGGAAGTATTCTTAATTCATTATCAGGTTCAATGCTGCTAACTATTCTACAATCCAATAAAATTGTTTCTTGTGGTACTCCTAAAGCTGTATTTACAATAGCCTCACATAGCTTCTCTAATTGCGGTCTAAGAGGCTCTTCTTTCTCTCTTATATCTTTTAATAATCTTGAAAGCATGAATTCGGCTTCAGATATTTCAGGTATATAACCAAACACCTGTTTAACTTCATCAATAACTTCATTATATCTATTTTTTAGTACAACATAATCAAAGGAAACATCATTTCTATCTGGAAATGCTTTATTATCTCCTACTGATGTGTTGTGCTTTTGAATTGCTGAATATATGAATTTAGGTAACTTCATAATATACTATTAAATTGAACGTAAGAAATTTGATAATTCTCTCTTTGTAAATGTTATTCCCTCAATAATAGGTGTTCCTTGTGGCTTATATCCATTATGCAAATTCACTTTGAAATTTACATCTTGACCTTGCTGTTGGAATGTTCTTGCCATCTTTTGAGCATTATTCAAAGATTGAGGTGTATTATCAATATTTACTGTTGATACTTGTGTTTGCGTATTACCATCAATTTCCTGACTTGGAATGGTAACAGAATCTGCATCAGAATGTTGTTTCTTTGTTTGATTTACAAGCTCTGAAGGTGTTGCATTTGATGAACTTGTATCTGCTGCATAATTTCTTTCGTTATCCTCTTTTATTCCTATATTACGTCTTCTATAATTAACCATAATTCAATTGAATATTATATATTATAAATAGTTTAAAATAGAATAAAAAAAGTAGGCCTATTCTCACGAACCAGCCTACACATGAAAAATTGATAGGAAAAAATTTATTATATATAAATAAATATATAATGTCTGTTAAAATTTAGAAATAAATGGATTTTTTTTCGTAATCTTTTTATTTCTAATCTTATTGTCTCTTCTATCTTCGTTTTCGTGAGTATCCTCATCGTTTAAGATATTATTGACAATTTCATTTACAAGCTTATTGATGTATTTCTTTGATTCTGCTTGCATATCTGGTGTGTTATCACCGCCTATATCAGGCATATCATCGTTATTATCATCATTTTCGCTGCTATCATCACTTACCATGCTTTTTGCATATTTAATAACAGCTGCTTGTTTTTCGGTATCAAGCTTATTAAAAATATCGTCAATCTCGGAGTTTCCTTCTTCTTCAGAATCATTGAAATTAGGCTCGTTATCGTTATCCATATCTGGATTGTTATCATCGTCTCCACCTAAATCATCATTTCCTCCGAAATCAGGCCCATCTTGATTATTAGCCAAGAGTGGCATTCCACCTGGCATTTGAGAATCGGGAGTCATATCATCATCTTGTGCCCCAAATGAAGGCTCATCGCCATTTATATGAATTGGCTCACCATTCTCATCACCTAATATTCTTTTTTCGCTTAATAGCCCAACTTTTTTTTTATGATGCGTAATACACTTTCTGTAATAGCATCTACATCTTGGTCAGCAGGTTCTGTATAAGGAGCAGAGCTACCCTTTCTTGTACCATAAGGTCTATTTCCTGGGATGCTACCCTTATCATTCATGTCATACTTACCGTCAGTGTCTTCCATATCAGGATTAGGAAGTGTCATAACAGTTTTTTGATATGCGGGATGCTTGCCAAATACATTGAGTCTATCTTCATTCAACTTGCGCATTCTACGATATGAACGAGATTCTGCGATTTCAGGGACGTCTTCATCATCCTCTTCCTCACCATCGGCTTCTATATCAATATCATCATCAGAAGCGTCTTCGTCATCTGAATCCTCATCATCATACAAAGGTTCATCATCGTCATATTTCATATTTTGGATTGCATCAAGAATGGTATCAAGCTTATCTTCCAAAGAAGACATACGACTTTCAATATCACCTTCCTCATCACCATCCAATTCGATATCAAAGCTTTCTTCTCCATCTTCAGGAGCTACATCATTGTCTTCAATATCATCATCTTCATCACCTTCAAGGTCAACATCATCAATTCCATCTTCAGCGGCAATATCTTCATCGTCTTCTGCATCAACGTCTTCTACATCATAATCAGAATCGTCCTCAATATCGTCATCTAAATCATCAAGTGATTCAGTTACAGTAGCCTTTTCATCAAATGGCGCATCATCACCAATTTCGCCAACACCTACAGCAGGTGAATTCTGATTTTGTGACTTGTGCATTGCTTCAGCTTCATTTACCTTGGTTGTTGTTTCCTCGCTTTCAGTCTCACCACCTTCTGCATTGGTAACAGCATTTTCAGTACCATCAACAGGATTGTTGAAAGGAGCTGATTTACCAATCTTCGTACCATGTGAAGTATCCATATAATCAGGATTCTTACGGCTTGAAAGAGGATGTTCAGCAGATTCATTTGTGCTGCCCTTTACAGGTTTCTTCTTTGCGCCCTTTAAGTTACCCTTTTCATTCTTTGCGAGGTCAGCATTTGAAAGGCCAGTTGTGAAAGGAGCACCGGGTTGGGACTTAATCTCTTCAGTCTTTTCTTGCTTTGCACATTCACAACCTGGCATATCACAACATTGTGCCTTACCCTCGTTGATACGACAAACGTTGCTCATAATCTGACGTTGACGAGCAATCTCATTCTTCATGAATTTGGTTCTTGCCTCAGAAATTTCCTGTTTAGCATTGATGTCCCAAGTCTCAGCAAGAATTCTCTTTTCAGATGAATCTACATCTTCATTGATAGCGATAAGCTTATCATTGAAATTTCTCTGAGCCTTAGCAAAACTTTCAAACATATTTCTCTTGCGCTCACGGAAACCGCCGATATAGTCAAAGTTTTCGTTAACTAAACCACCCTTGGCGTCCTTAGCGACTTTAATATAGTAGTTAGAACCTTCTCTGACAATACCATAAAGCTTTCCATCAGCTGCCACCTTAGAATATTCAACAGATGAATATTCAGGTTGCTTGCTTTCATTGATACCGTAATTCATCAGAGCTTGCATTCTCTTGAGTTCATTTTCGGTAGAAACTTTATTGTTAATCATGATTAATGTAAATTATATAATCTTTATATCTAATAAATAGTACAATGCTTTAAAAAATTCAATCTAATTCACCTCTATCTCTCAATTTTTGATACATATTTTGATGTAATCTCATTGGTTGAGTATTCATATGAGGTGAAATTGAAGATTTTGTTCTAAATGAATCGTATGGTTTTACATAAAAAGCTCCATAAGTGCCATCTTTCTCAACTGGAGCACATACAGCATATTTCTTTCCTACTAGGTCTGATAATGCTTTCAAGTATTGCACTAAATATTCCTTTCCATTTGTAATGTCATACATAAATTCACCATGTTCTTCTATATAATTTTCCAATTCTTCCTTTTCGTTATCGACATTCTTGATATCATCTTTTATGGAAGAATTAACTATGATTTTCTCCAGTAAATTATATTGATGTTCATTTAATATAATTTTCATTTACTACAATATATTATATGGTGATTTATATATTCAATAATAAATATTATTTTATTAAGAAAATTGTTTCTTTATTTTATTTCTAAATGAAATTGATTCCTTAATTGAATTGATTTTATCATAACTTTGAGATTGTATTTCCCATAACATATCTAAATATCCTGTTCTTCTTAATACTTTGTATATAATATTTCCATCCCCTAATTCTCCTTTTTCTAAGCCATCTTTTCTTAACTTCTTTATCTTATTTAATAATTTTGAACATATATCATTTAATTTCGATATTTTATGTTCATCATTTTCATTATTAAATTTTTCATATAAATCATCAATGATGGTCATTATCTTGGATGCAATATTTTTTATTTTCTTTGAATCTGGCTTTGATTGTAATAATTCTTGCTTATTAGGCTTCTTAATCCATTTATTCTTATATAAGTCATAAATTATATGTGATTCAGATTTATAGTCTTTATCCTGAACATATAATTCTACATTATATCCATAGATGGTTAATGATTTATGTTCATTATTCCAAGCATTTTTCTTTTCATCAAAGTATTCTTGAACAAAGTCTGTATTCTTATGAATCTTCTTAAAATCAACGATAATATGTAAATCTATATCAGAGAACTCTGACCATGTATAATTACAAATGGAGCCTGTTAGGATAGCTGTGATAGGTTTTACCCATCTTATATTACAAGTTTTCCAAAAGTCATCAGCAATATCTAATAGTGAATCTCTAACTCTAAGAGATAAAGTATTTTCATCTTTCCATATTTCTTCTGGAAGATGTGATTGAACCTTAAATGAATCAAGATTAACATCACTTGGAGCCACTTCATCTTCAATGTTTTCATTGGTAATATGATAATAAGCACCAGGTGATGAGTCTTTTTCCATTCCTATTGTATATTCATCTCTTTGAGTAAAATCCTCGTTTTTTATCATTGAATCAATAAGTTACATTTTATAAATATTATCATTAAACAATCTTTAACGATTGAATTCCATAGAGATTTGTTTTCTTATTAAAAACTTATATGTATATTTGCGGCGAGTTGATGGTAGGTAGCATTTTATCTTAAACTCTTAAACATATAATTAACTATTAAATTTCCTATATGGAAGAATTAAGGAAAGAAACAATACCAGGGCACATTATGCCTAAGAGAGGTGAAATTACAGAAGAAGAAATCAATAGTTTCTTTGAAGGTTCTGACCCAATGAAATACATTGTAAATGTTGAGCTTACTTATAATGATGCAGAAGCTCATATTGTTTACTATGATTATAACGGTACCAAGAGAATTAAGAAAGAATCATTCAAGCCATTCGTATGGGCTAAAAATTCTGCATGTATTAGAATGTTTGGCGGTAATAGAACTATACTACGTTCTAAGATGCATGAGTATGGTATTAAAGTAAAACCTCTTTATACTTGTACTGAAGATAATCCATATCCTAATGAAAAATTGGATGCTGGATATAAGTATATGTTCTATGCTGTTAATAAGATGTCTATGGGAACATTCCAGAGATTCTTTAATGAAGCAGGAACACCACTTAAATCTAAGAGAAAAGACAATGAAGGTGTTTCATCTCAGGAATTCATGACACTACAACCTGTTGAACAATTTCTTATTGAAACTGGTAAGAGATATTTCAAAGGATATGATAACTACAATGATATTAAGAGAATGTCTTTCGACTTGGAAACAGAAGGCTTGAATCCAAAGAAAGACCACATATCTCAGATTGGTGTAAGAACAAATAAAGGTTTTACAAAGATTATTCCAATTCAAGGAGATACTAACGAAGAGAAGGAAAAGAATGAAATTCTAAAGAACCTTGAATTCCTTGAAATTATTAGAGATGAATCTCCTGATGTAATCTTTGGCCACAATACAGAAAACTTTGACTGGGATTTCATTATAACACGTTTTAAGGAACTTGGGTATGATTATAAAGAAGTATCAGGTAAATTCTTGCCAGAAGGAATCTATAAACAAACTCATCCTACTACATTAAAGCTTGGTGGTGAGGTAGAACAGTACTACGCAACACAGATTAAGTATTTTAATGTTGTAGACTCTCTACATGCTGTTCGTAGAGCAATGGCAACAGATTCATCCTTTGAGAAAGCTACATTGAAGTATTCAACAAAGTATTTGAATCTAAAGAAGCCTAACCGTGTTTATTGCCCTGGTAATTTAATTGATACTGTATGGCAAATTGAAGAACCCATATATGCTTTCAATGATGAGAATGGCGACTGGTATAGATACGATAAAGATTGTGATTTTGTATTAAAAACAAAGGAAGATTTTGAAAAAGAGGTTGCCACTTATCCTTCATTTGAACAATATAAGTTTGAATGTGATGAGATTGATGAAGATAAAATCCGTAAACAATATAAGGAGAAGTATGGGCACACAGCAGATGAATTGTATGCTGACTATCTTGTTTCTTTAAGAGGTAATAACGATACAGATAATCCAAAGGTTAAGACAATGAATGTCTTACTTGAGGGATATGAATTAAAGAGTGGCAGATATATTGTTGAAAGATATCTTAATGATGATATTGAAGAGGCTGACTTGGTCGAATTGGCATTGCATCAAACGGATTTCCAATTAACTAAGATTATGCCTACCACATTCATGCGTGTATGTACTATGGGTACGGCAACACAATGGAAACTCATTATGCTTAATTGGGCATATTGGCATAACCTTGCTGTTCCTGCTCTTAGTGCAAATCATAAATATACAGGTGGTCTTTCACGTCTTCTTGTTACAGGTTATCAGACAAATATCTGTAAGGGTGATTATGCTGCACTTTATCCCACAACTCAAATTACATGGAATATTGAGCCACGAACTGATATTATGCATGTAATGCTTCCAATGCTTAAATATGTGTTATCTAAGCGTGAATATTATAAGGGATTAAAAAAGAAGTCAGAGAATGCAGCAGAAGCAATTTTTCATGAATTGGAACACATGGAAAAGACTGACCCTGAATATAAGAGAATGAGCAAGGAAAGAAGTGTATTGCTTACCGATAAGATTAACAACGATAACCAACAATTAGTGCTAAAGAAATTGGCTAACTCTCAATTCGGTAGCCTTGGATGCCCTTCTTTATTCCCATGGGGAGATTTGCTTGCTGCTGAAAAGACAACTTGTATCGGTCGTATGCTTCTCCGTATAATGATTTATAGACTGAATACCTTGGGGTACAGACCGATAGTAGGGGATACCGACGGGTTTGATTTTGCACTGCCTGCTATTCTAAGATATACGGATGAAAATCCTTATATTGGAAAGGGTTTAAATCGTTACAGTAAGAAAGGAAAAGCATATACTGGAGCTGAAGCCGATTTCGCTGAATTTAATGATATGTATTTGAACAAATCATATAATGGTTCAACATGTAATATGTCAGCAAATGAGATTGACGAATACGTTTTGGCATCAATTAACATAGCTCGTAAATCATATATTTGTCATATGAAACGAGATAATTCCATTAAGAAAGTTGGTAATACAATTAAATCCAGAAAGATGTCTGGATATATGCAAAAGTTCATCAATAAAGCTTGTTTTATGCTTATCTCTGGTGATGGATATGGTTTTTTAAACGCTTATTACGATTATATCGATGATATTTACAATTATCGTATTCCTGTAAGAGATATTGCATCTAAAGGTAATATTAAAAAGGAGTTATCTGAATACATTAGCGATTGTAGTACAACAACTAAAGCTGGTGCAAAAAAGTCAAGACAGGCTTGGTATGAATTAGCTATCCAAAATGGGTTGAAAGTTAATCAAGGAGATACAATCTATTATGTAAATACAGGTAAGAAGAAAGGAGAAACTGATGTTAAACGTATTACACATCAATTTGTAAAAGACCCTGAGAATCCTGATAATGTTGTAGAGCTTAATTCTCGCATTAAGAATATTCTTGTTAAGAAAGAGAAAAATGATAATAATGCGAAGATAAGTAAGTTATCTACAAAGGAATTGAAAGATATTCTTGCAAAATACATCGTTAAGGAAGAAGATGAAATTATATTGAATTGCCATATTGTTCCTAATGACGTTATTGATAATGAAAAAGAATATCTATGTTCAGACATCCCTGAGTTGGAATATAATGTTGAAAAATATATAGACCAATTCAATAGTAGAGTTGCTTCATTCTTAGTATGCTTCTCAACTGATATTAGAGACCAAATTTTGATTAAGAATCCAATTGATAGAAAATATTGGACGAGAGAAGAATCTGTTCTTGTATCAGGACAGCCATTGAAACCAAGTGACCAAGATACTTATGAGGCTCTTATGAAGCCTGAACGAAAGGAAATTGAATTCTGGGAGAAGATTCATGAGGTCCCTCCTTTCACAAAGGAATGTGAGATTGATTGGGATTCTCTTGTAAAAGAGTATTATGAAACAGTTGAGAAAGAAAAAACTGCTTTATTCCAATCTGAAAATGATAAGTATTTAAATGCTTTGAATAATCTCACTCAAGATGATATTGATAATCTTGAAGAGAGTGGTGAGTTGCCGAAATCTATCACGGATATTGTATCACTTAATCCAAAAGATATGCGATTCTATTTCATAAATATTCCTGATATGACACCTTCAACTGGTGGTTACTTATTCGATGATATGAAATTACCTGTAGTTGATTCTACAGATGATGAATAATTAAACAAATAAATGAGATAGTTTAGATTTATTCTATTCTATCTCATTTTTATTTATTATGCTACAGTTGTTGTAGTTTCTGTTACTGTTGTATGTTTCTCTTCTTCTTTCTTTGTGAATGTATCCAACAGTTTTTGCATCATCATCTCTAACTTTGATAATCGTTCGTCATTCTCTTTCTTTTCCCTAAATGCGTCATCCAAATCACTTATTAGCGTATCGCATTTATCTACAATCTCTTTTGATTTATCATATGATGCTAATACTTGTTCATGTTGTGTTTTAATTGCCTTTATCTCATTTATTAAAACAGATTTATCGGCAGTTAATAATTGTGTTCCACAATAGGTTACAACAGAAGAATCAGGAGTGACATAAGTAACAGGTTTACCGTCTACATTGATTGTAATATCAACAACCATTTGAGTTACACTATTTAGTTTATTCTCAATATGCGGGGCTGTTATATTGGTTATAGATGATTTTACAATCTCCATTTCATCCTTCTTTAAAATAAAGAAAGGGGAGCCTATTTTTAAATCTTTGAATACCATAGTGAATAATATTTTTTTAATTTGATTATTATAATAAAATTTGTTGATAGGTAATTATTTCAACCTACCAACAAACATTCATAGATAAAGAATTATGCTATTGAGATTACTAAGGAGTCTGATATTGAATAATTCTTTGCTTTACCACAAGATACTCTTTCTCCGTTTGCTGTTCTACCTTTTGATTCGATTGTGACCATTGTAGGTATTGCAGTCTGGCCTTGAAATGCAACATCAAATGGTTCTGAATAGATTCTTGTTGTAGCCGTACAATTTGTATTAGGTAATACAATGGTAATTATTGCCGTTATCGGCACGAATACAGTTGAACCATCTAATACAGGTGAGCTATATGTATAACTTATTGAATATTGTGGCTGTAACGTAGAATCAACGCAAAATGGTTTACAGAGCCTTTCCTCGTAAGTTGCAAGCAATGACAATTCATTTGCTGCCAACGCTGTGCCAGATGTTCCAATGGGTAATATAGTTGTCATAGCCGTACACTTTTAATTTGATTAGGATAAGCCACAATTGCAATTACCATTGATAGCATTCAAGATTGTCTGGGTCTGTGTAAGATTAGAAATCTGATTCTTTGCATCTTGCAATTGCTGTGACGTTTCTAATGCCCAATGTCCTTGTAACAACTGACTAAGCTGCTGTGTTTGTTCTTTCTGGCCCTGTAAGATTTGGCAAGTATCCTGTGCTAACTGGAATCCTACATTTGAGAATCCTGTTGCAAGTTGCTGCTTTGTTTCGCAAATACCATTAGCGATTGCATTGGTTGAAGCATTGATAGCTGTGCTTAGTGCATTGGTTTGCTGGCAATTGCTTAACTGGCTTGCGGCACTGAATTGGTCAATCTTTGAACCAAGGATACCAGCCTGTCTTTCACCCTGCAACTGACTCTGATAGCCCATTTCAAGAATAGACTTCTGAGTCGAGCAAGCAGATTGCTGAACAGCGTTAATAATACCAGCGTCACCATTTGCAATAGCGTTAATAACCTTTTCAGATGAATAGCCAACAGCAGCACCAACACCTTCAATTGCGCTTCTAATAGAGCAGATACCTTCGCTAAGAGCATTGAAATCACAATTAAGATTAGATGCAAGCTCATGGATTGCTCCGCCATTGCCTTGAATTGCCGATATGATAAGGTCACTATTATGGTTATTATCAACAGTGTTCTGTAACTGAGCAATATCTCTATTGTTAAAGTTAGCCGGGCCTGCGCCATCACCATAGCCGCCCCATCCGTTACCATTCATATATCTAAACAACCACATATACATGATATACATCAATGGGTTATTCCATGCTCCTCCAAAACCACCGTTATTCATAAGTGCCATAGTTTCAGCAGCTGAAGGATTGCTATTACCTTTACTCATCAATGCAGCAAGCAATGCATTGTTGTTTTGTTCAGTAGGATAACAGTAGTGCTTTTCAATCATTTCTGTTTCTGCCATAGTTGTAATTTTTAATAATCTTTATATTCTAATTTGTCTTCTCAGTACTGATTTGTTAGACATTATGAATATACTTTATATGGTATTATTTAGAAATAAAAACCTACCGAATAGAAATAAATCTAAACGGTAGGAAAAATTATAAACAATAAATAAAAAATCACAAAACTTTCTTCAACACATCTGATACGTCTGGAACAGGAATCTTTTCATAGGTTCCATCATCTTTAAGCCATACAATGATTCTATGCGTCATTTTATAGCCTAATTGTTCTAATCCCATTGAATATAATGATAATTGAAGCGTATAATGACTTAATGGCTCGTCTACCATATTTGTAAATGGTTCAAGCATCATTATATTATTATCTCTATTAAATTGCTTCGTCAAAGCCTTATTTGTTTTCCAGTCAGCTAAGAATGGTCTAATTACACCATCATTGCCTCTTGCAGCAAATAACATATCAAATGTACCACAATAATCATTCTTCAATGTAAATGTGTCGTTATAGCCTGTATAGATTCTTGCTTCAGGCATAACTGGCCATACATTATCGTTATCAAGTAATTCTGTATAGAATTTAGCTACGGCATTTTCTTTACCCACATAAGGTACTAAATAGCCTCTATCCAATTGATAATGTGATATTTCTTTGTCAATCTCATCAAATCTACCTTGAACAAATAACATGGCAGATTCTCCGAATAAGTGAGTCTTTGAGCCATTACTTGTGGAACGTATGTTTGTTTCTTGCCATTGTCTTCTTAATACTTCTTTATCAATTCCTTCTTTTTCTGATTTTCTATCAAGAATAGGTTCCCAATCAATCTTTGGTGCAAATTCTTCTACAACAGAAGAAACTGAATGAAGTTCAATATCAGTACCATCAGGTTTATGTAATGTATAAGTATGAGGTTCTTCGAAGAATTCCAGATTAGCAAATGCTTCTGTAATTCTTTCTCTCATTTCTGTTACCTCCTTTGGCTCAGGATTTCTTTTTAATCGTTTTTCAACGTCTGAAATGTGTAACATATAAATTACTTGTTGATTGATTGTTTTACGTTTTCTGACAAGAGAACAGTTTCAACTTTATCTTGATTGAAATATTTCAAATTTCTGATACCACAATAAGACATAGATGAAGCCAGATATGATTGCATATTTTCTGACCATGATTTAATACTTGAAATACAAGGAAGCCATTTTTCTGTTCCTTCTACAGTTGATTTCTTTTTACCATATAAATCCATCTGTCCTCGTCTTGAAGCCATACCATAATAAAGTTTGATAAGATTCAATTTTGACTGTTTACATGATTCAATAAGTTCTCCCAACTTTCCTTGAACTTTCCATGTAATATTAAATGTCTCTCCATCATTCTTTTCAATTAGAATGTTTTCATCAAATACATCAATGTAATTTCTGCTCTCTTTATCATTGCCGCAAAGATAGTATGTTTCTGCGGAAGATTCAAGCAATTGACAGAATAAACTACCAATCATTACATAATCAGCTCCTAAAGCCAATGCTTTGATTACATCTGCATATCCTCTAATGCCACCATCAGCTACAATATTCGTAACACAAATGTAATGAGAGTTACCAAATTTCTTGATATAACTTTCTACTTCTTTCTTGATTTTATATGCTTCGTCAATGATAGATACAATACCACAATGAATTCCTGTTTGTGTTGATGTAATACATCCATTTCCTGTTCCTACAGAACATCTACAATAATCAACACCGTATTCACAATATTTATCGTATGTCTTAGCATTAGAGATATTTCCATACATCAATACAATATTCTTATACCCAAACTTGATTTTTGCTTTCTTACAATATTCAAGTATATATAACATATTGCCATTGGCTGCATCAATAAGAATATGTGGAATATAATCTAAGATGTTATTATTATCAACAAATTCAATGAATTCATTTGCTGAGAATCCAACCCACATTCCTTTCTCCAAATAGAACATCCTATCTTCAAGCTCTATATTTCTTGGAAGAATTGCATTGATTTTATTATCTTCAAATATTTGATAATTCTTTTCACTGACAACATTAGTCATTGGTGCTGTAAATAAAGGTAATTTGCCATTCTCTTTAAAAACATTACACTCTGCTCTATGCTGAATATCACTCACTACGGAACCTTTGATTCCTACATCATTATAACCATAGGTTTTAACTTCTTTGAACATAATATTTGAAGTATATTAAATTAAAAATTACGATGCAAATATACCAATAAAAAATAATATAAACAAGTTGTGTCAACAAAAAAATAACCAGAACGTTTTACAACGGCCTGGTTACAAAATATTATATATATAAAAGTTTATTAAGTAGGATTTTCTAATTTTGATATTCTTTCTTCGAGTGATGCTATCTTTTCTAACAGTTCTTGCGTTTTTGCTGATGTAACTTCTGATTCTGTTCCAATTTCTTCAATATCATAATCAGACATTACACAAACATTTGATAATCCTGTTGATACACTATCAATTGCTGATGTTACAGCACTTTGGCTCATAACATCAGTTTGACTCGTACCTGTGGTTGAAACAACACTAATTAAAGTCTTGTTATCCCCACTATTTATCATGGCTACATATGCCTTATTTGCTTCCAATTCATTACGGCAAGATTGATATAAGTCATATAACTTATTATCGTTCTCATAAATAAGTGTAGCTACCTCACTACCTGTTTGCCCTTCAGCTATTTTCTTTAAGTTATTCATAGCTTATAATTCAATCTGTTTATATATAATTATTTTAATAATAGAATTTGTTGCTCCAATTCATATATTCTTGTTGAAAATATGTTATACATATAATCAATTACATCGGATATCGTCATTCCTTCTAATTCTGATACAGATGGCTTATATATGCCATTTGTGGTAAATCCTAACGAATTATTGAATTGAGTCAATGCAGCTGCTTGAATAATGTCATTTACTTCATTCGATTCATTTACTAATGATTCAACCGTTTCACTTAATGCTGAAGAAGATGTATAATCTTCAAGCATATTATTGACAGTTAATTCGACATCATTCTTTAAGTGGCTTAACTCATGGTCAATTCTCTTTATATCACTTGCATGAGTCTCTTGTAAACTGGTTACTCTTGAAGCAACATTTGTATCAATGTTATTTGTTAGGTAATCAGTTTTGCCACTTAATTCATTGATTTGTTTTGATAAGTTTGTATTTGTATCACTAATCAATGAACCATAATACGAAGATGCTTCCGTTATTTTATTATCAATATTCGTTGATAATGTTGATATTTCAGATGAAGTTGTAGCAGATAATTCATTTATTTTCTCATCAAATGACACTGATATTCCGCTTGTTCTTTCATCTACAATCTTTGCTACATCGTCTGTATTGATTTCAGGATATTCGAGATTATCAATTTTATTTTGTATTTCATCTACTTTCTCTTGAATCTTTGTATCAATTGCACTTGATTGTTCTTGGATAGATGTGTGTAAAGAGTCAATAGCTTCACTAATTGATAATCCTTCTAATGATTCTGTTTGTGGTTTATATTCATAATTATTGTTTAAACCAACAGATTCTTTTATTTTATCAATAGCTTCTGAACCAGTTTGAATGTGGCTAGTTAATTCTGTTTGTAAACTATCTACAGAAGTATTGATTGCAAAAATATTACCATTGATTTGCTTTGTTGTTTCATCTATCTTTTTACTTACAGATGTTGATACAAATGAAATCTCTTCTGATAAAGTTTTAACATCTCCGCTTATTGAATCAATATTCTCTCTATGTTCATCTAATGTAGTATATACGTCACCAGATAGATTTTTTAATTCTGTATTTGTTTCTGATATACTATTATTGATTTCACTAACAGAATTATCAATCTTTGTAGTTAATTCTATATTTACATTAGATATTTGCGTTTCTAATGAACCTGATACAGAATTAACTGTTGATTCAATAGATTCATTAGAAGTATTTAAAGTATCAGTTAATGCACTAATGGTTTGATTTGTTTTATCTAATGATGAGGATAAATCTTCAATTTTAGATGTATTATAATTGGAAGCGCTATCTATCTTTGAATTAAGATAATCAATCGCATTTGTTACTGTTCTTCCACTTAATATTTCAGAATCAGGTATATAATTACCATTGTTATCAAAACCTAATGACGTTTTTAATTTTGCAATCGCATTGGCTTTTGTTTCTTCATCATCTGACAGAGTTGTTTCTACTTTTGTAATTCTTTCATCATATGATGTAAATAAATTATCAACTTTAGTTGTTAATTCATTAGATTTTGTTTGAATAGATGAGTCTAAATCACTTATTCTTTCATTATAATCCTTATAGATTGCATCTATTCTTGTATTTAATGTTCCTGATGTGGATTGAATAGCTGAATTGAGAGAAGTGTTTGCTGAATCTATTTTTGCATCAAGCTTATTATATGATTCTGTATTTTGATTTGATAGTTCATCAATGGCAGTATTTGTATTTCCAGATAATTTATCAATCTTATTGTTTACATCTGATATGCTTAATTCTAATTCTTCTATCTTTGATTTAGATTCTTTTGTGTATAAATCAATAGCATCAAGTCTTAGAACAACACTATCCTTAAATGCACTATAATCATCAATGTTAGATATAGAATGATTCTTTATTTCATCTAATGATGCTTCTGCTTTCAGTAATCTTGTGCCAACATTAAATGGAATATATATAATCTCATTATCATAGTTTTTTATAGCTATGACTTCATACCCTTTTGCTATATTTAAAGCAATCTCACCATATTCTAAATCATCTGAAGAAGGAAGTTTTGGTGAATTTTCTTCATCAAAATGCTTTTTAACTTCAGCATCTGCCTGTTCTCCACTAAGAATATCCTTACTCTTTAGTAATTGAACGACAAGTCTATTATCTTCCATCAGTGGCTATTCATTTATTATTATAAATATTAGTAAATCAAATAAATAAACTATCGAACAATAATTTCTAATTCTTCTTTGATAGGAACAACTAATGTACCTTTAGGATATTCATAAGAATCGTTTTTTAAATCATCTCCAAAATTTATTGTAAATTGTCCTTTGTATGTACCAGGAACATTCACTTCTCTCTTTGAAAATTGATAACATATCTCATATTCTTCTGTACAGCATTCTCCTTCAACCATTTTTATAAAAGCCTTTGAATTGACAATCTTATCAATTCCATTTTCAATATTTCTCATTGAGAATGTTATATCAGCATTTTGAATCATTTCAAAGAATTTCTGAAAATCATGCCTACCATCTTTTACCAATATCATTGTAAGCACTGGTAATACTTTTTGATTGTTTGGTATTGATTCGTCTGATATATGATTGATATAAAATTTCATTATATAATTTATTTTCTAATAAATATTATCTATATTAAATCATCTATCAATTATATTCAACATATTTTAGAATCTACTATATTTATTGAATATAATATATAAAGCATATACTATGACAAAGACATATGAGCAAAGGATTCAAGAACTTGAAGAAAAGACACAAGGATTTAGAACCATACGAGAATTTTATATGAAAAATCCTTATCTATATAGATGGGCATTGAAACATAATGTTCATTTAGCTGAATATTTTCCTAAGAGAAGATGTTTATGTAATATTGAAGAAAGAGAAAATAAAGGAATAGATTGTTATCTTGAAAAGAATAAAAGATTTTATAAACATTATGAATTTATTGCAGATGCAATGAGAGAGCTTGATTTATCATATTATTATGTAAATCGTGTCTTAAATGGTATTATTCCTCACATTGAAGGATATGTTTTTAAGAGATGTGAATAAAAAAATAGTGCCGCGTTTCACAACGAAGCACTACAGAAAAATATGTCTCATTTAACGAATTAATTCATAATCATATTTGCCTACATATCTATGTAATGTACATATCTTATTATAAATATCTTTATCAATACATACATTAACTGGGCATTCTTTAAATTGCCTTGATATTACAAATTTAAATCCATATTTTGTTTTTACTCTATCTACATTGATATTATCTCTAAGATATTTTACCGCTTTATGCAATCTATCTTTATCAAATCCACATTCATTTAAATAAGATAATATATTATCTTTCTTTACTAAATAATATTCTATCAATGTAATGTTATTAGATTTAATCTTAGACCAATCTGATATTAGTTTATTGGTATTATCATAATATGTTGGCACATTTGCCCATAGATACATCAAATTATAATATTCAGTTTGATTCTTATCACTTAATAGCCACCCATCAACTTCTTCACCGGATTTTGTTATTTGTGATAATTCCATTAAGTATGTTTTAATAGGCGTGTTCACATAGTGAGAGCCAGCCTTTTCGTCTGTTGCTGCATTATCAATATTTAAGCTTGGAATTGATAAATAACCATCTACTCCAGCCTTTTGTAATTCTGCATCATTACATCTATTGAATTTAATATTATTACAATAAATGTGTTCATCACAGAATTTAGCAATCTCTTTTTCGACATCTTTATCTATATTTCTGCTACTGTATGGTTCACTATGATTTGTATTATACATTTAAGATAAATTATCTGGTGCAAACATACTAATAAAATTTAATTCATTCAAGTAAATTAAATAGAAAATAGATGAAAAACACCATCATTTGCCCAATGTTTCTCATTTTCCCAATATCCATTCTCCATACACCAACGTATTCCTAAGAATATCCATACTTTTTTAATGGTTGGGTTATAATAAACATAAGGTGTACCATTTAAAGGATTAACCATTTCCGTTTCGTCAGTAATAAGTAAATGTCTTTCAGCCATTTTATCTTGTAACAATTTATACTCTATAAATATTTATAAATAGAATTATAGTAAACATGGCTACTAAAATTATCAGGCTTACAGAGGAAGATGTTAATAATATGGTGCTGGAAGCAGCAATGTCATATATAAATGAACTAAGTCTAACAAGAAATAAGAAAAAAGATGAAAAACAAATCTTAAAAGAAAAATTATTAAAATGCAATTCCACATTAGAATCAGTATTTTTACATTTTTATGATATTGTACAAGCTATACATGATAAAGGAAAAAATGTTAAATTCAATTCTATTAGTAAAGATGGTCAACATATAGAATTTAATGATGGCATTTCACTTTATCATCTTCGCGATGGATATTCAATATATGCCAAAAATTCATACGAGATGAAAGTAACTGATTATAATATATCCATAAATTTTAAATTGTTTGGTAGTTTAGTAACATTTGATTATGATTTGGAGTCTGAATATTCATATTGGTGTCAGAATGGAGATTTTATTATTACAATTGATAGGTCAAAGAATTCAATAAATTATTATCATGGAGATTGGGAATCAAAATGTAATCTGAAAAAAGAAATGGGCGGTGGCTTATTTAAGAAAAAAGTAAAGTTACTTCCTAAATTAAACTTATTATCAATACCATACTACCAATTAAAAGATGATTTAATTTATGGTTGGGATAATTTTATCAAAGGGTTAAATAAATACTATAATAAAAATAAGCAGCAAAATCAGCAACAGCAAATTATAAGTACAACATTCAATCAAATTCCGTTCAAAGAGTTTAAAGAAGCTGCATTTATAGTAAAGATAGCTAAAGGATATCAAGCATTAACTCCTGTTGATAAATGGTCAAAGAATTTAATTACTGATGTTAATTATAAAAATGGTTGGGGTGTAACAAATAATGGTTTGCCTTATTTTAAAGTTACAACAAGAAGTGGCAATGCAAGTACAATTATATTCTTTAATGCAAATATTGATGAAAACCAAAAGAGTGATATTATAGAAATATTTGAGAAATATAAATATAATTTCACTAATCAAGATTTGTTATATAGATTGTTAAATACAATAAACAAATATAGTAACGTTGATTGGGATATTGAAGCTAATAAAGAAGATTATGATAATCAAAGCCAAGAAAACGATAATCAAAATCAAGAGGAATATGATGATAGAAAAGCAAACGATGAATTCTTTCAAAGTCAACAAACTAATCGTCAACCACCAAGAGAAAAGCAACAATTCCAATATCAACCGTATGATTACGAAATTCCAAAATATAGGAAGATAGAAAAAGGAAGCTTTGATATGAATGATTACAACAGAAGATTCAAAATGTAAATAATGAAAAATCCTACCAATCAATTAAGAAAGGCAGGATTTATTTTTTATATATTTAATTATTATTGCATTGGTTCAACTCCATATTTATCCTGGGCAAAACCATCAACACCATTAAAACTTTGTTTAATTGCGTCCTGAG